CTTTGGATGTCCATGTCAAGGTCTTGTAATTCTTTCAATAGCTCTTTAGCCTTGTTCACTCTCTATCTCCTTTGTGATATAATAGTCTTTGCGAGAACTATTAGCTGAGACAGAGGGTGTCTTGGCTTTTTTTATTTTAGAGGTTATTGAGTATCTTGAGAGTTTTCTCATAACTAAGATTTACTTTAGCTTTTTGCTCCTCGTATGCTCCAAAAATTTTGGGGATCCTGAAATAAATGATTGTAGAATTATCATGATTTTTAGTGACTGTGTAGATGTGTTTGAGTAGTTCTTTTCTAAAAGAAACGTTAGGAAAAATGACTAAAGCAGGAATTTTTACATCAGCAGGCCTTTCTTGCCTTTTCTTTCTTCCTGAATATGGATATTTTTTTGGTTTCATTTATGCCCTTTTTTAAATTATTTTTCCATCAAAAACTAGTGTTATTGTACCTGTACCATCTTTGTGTTTAGATACTAAAGCTCGACAATCTGAGCCTAATTCAATACCCTCAACTGTGATACTGCGCTTTATCCTATCAACATTGATGATTGTTCCCATTAATGTTTTAATTCTCATGCTCCATCTCCTCGATAAGCCAGTCAAGGTTCTTTCTGGCTTTCTTCAGGTCTTCAAGACCGTTTTTCTTCTGGAATCGCAGTTGATACTTCAAGGCATTTCCAAGATAAAAGCCTTTCAGCTGTTCTGGTGTCATGAAATTCCTTAAAGCATCGATAGATTCCATGCCAAATCTGCCTTGGTAGTGGCTTGGTTTGTTTATATTATCAATTATTTCTGGGTCCATTTGATAGCCTCCAAAAGTTCTAAGATTATTCGATTCCATTCTTCGATTGTTGTTTCTCTAAAATCAAACTGAGACATCATTTCAGCTCTTTTGAATAATGCCCTCTTAAAGAATGAAGTTTTTCTGGAAAAATCCATATCATCTGTTTTAAATTCGGTTATGATTTTCTTTCCATAACCCTCTAGCTCTACCTGGACTCTTGTTTTTCTATAAAGAGGGAGAGGCTCCGCCCAAACACATCCTTTCAAGTCAAATTCATCGACTTTTTTAAGCATTAACGATATCTTCTTAGCTTCGCTCTCTTTTTTAGCGCCACTGAAAGGGTATCTTTTTGGTCTCATTCCTTATCCTCCAAAAGTTCTGGGTTGTCGTAGATGTTGCCGATGATTTCACATTTCATGTAAGCTAAATAAAGAGGTTTCCATTCTGCATTTCGTTTGTGTGGTTCATCTACAAATCTATAAATAAAACTTGCGTAAGAGCCATGCCATCTTACAAGCGCTTTTCTGCCTTTGTAATCAAGGATATCCCCATCAAAGATTTCCTTGCCGTTTTTGTCAACCAATCCTGTTGATTGCATGATGACCAGATGTTCAACAAAAACATAATCTGGAGAGCTTGCGACGGACTCCTGTTCAACTACTACAACTTGCCCACTTTCTGTTATTGCGAAAGTATCTTTAAACATTTCTTTTTTTGCGCTATCCCACGCTCTATATTTCGGTATCATGCCAACACTCCTTAAATAAACAAACTAGCTAGCCATATCAAAAATGCACATGTAATGATTTTTGAAATACTGCTTTTTACGGCATATGAATAATCTTCATAAGATTCTTTTTTGCTGGATAACACAGGCCAAATGAAAGATAGTAGTGCATCCATCCCTAAAGCTTGCCAGACTGTAATTTTACCAACTGGAACAATTGTTGTGATAATCTCATTCCACCCATACTGAACCACAAATGGCGATACAACGATTACAAATACCGCCCCAATAATGATTCCTAGTTTTTTCATTTTATAAATCCTCCTCTTTGACAAACGAGCCGTCTACCATCTTACCCTTACGGTCTTTAATCTCATTCCAAGCCGTCTGGAAGCACTCAGCGATAGACCAGCCTTTCTGCTGACAGTAGATAGTCAACACTACCAAAATGTCACCTACGGCATCCTTGCCCTCATCATCTCGCTTCTTGAGATGTGCCTGCGCCAGTTCGCCTGCTTCTTCAAACAACTTCAATGCTTGAGCCGTGCTATTGTCGGGATTGTCTAACCCTCTATCTTTCGCCCAATGCTCAACATGATGCGCTAATAATTCCATGTTTGTTGTCATAGCAACACCTCATCCCCTACTCTAATCTTCTCATACTGCTCTCTAGCGACTACGAAAATCCCATAATCTCTGATAGTTACTGTATACAGCTTGCCATGCCGTCCTTTCTCAAGGACTTTGCCATGGATTTCAGCGCCTGCGTTATCGGCTTTATAGATAACCATCGGCTTCTTCTCTTCCAAATCTCGAATCCTGTCCATCTGCCAGATATTTAATCCAGCAGACAATAATATCCAGATAGCTATGAATCGTTTCAATCTGTGACCTCTCTTCCGTGTTCTTTCAACCATCTATGGAATCCTTTAATAGCATCTTCATGTTTTTTTAATTTGAAAATCCCACTATATTTGTCATCGCAATATTTGCAATAATTAACGAATGTTCCACCGTAAAACGACATCACTCCACCTCCTTACTTTTTTGAATTCTTTCGTTTAAAGACCGGATTATGTCTTTCTTTTTCCTTCTGTTTGTGGTAATTATTGTCTTTATCAAAAACAGAGTTTTCATCTCTCATAATTTTTTTCACAACATATGGATTCATTACCTCTTTTTCCTTTTTCTTTGGTTTTACATTTATTTCTAGAAAGAAAGATTGATTTGGAATTTCAAGTGCGAAAGTTGTTGTATTGTTATCAGGAGAGTTTAAAATATTACCAATTTCAAGAATAAGTTCAGTAATACTACTTCCAAGCGTTAATACCATCACTCAACCTCCTTGCTCTTAATTTCTCCAGTAAGTCTATTTTCTAAAATGTGACTTGTATAGCAAATATCGCTTTTATATGTATAGTGATTAACAGTTTCTTCAGCCCATTGACTTCGTGTGTAAGGGTATCTGTTTGGTCGTTTCATGTTACCACCTCACATATAAATATTTCGTATCAATATCTTGTTCTAAAATACACTCTTTCAGCGACTTTAAAACCTCCAATGCATCGCTAACTGTTCCCCATCTATTTTCAGGTTCATACTGCACATACTTTTCAGGGTACCGTTCTAATTCAGAGATACCGCGTTGAATGTTATCTAAAACATCAGCGATGTTGTACGTAGTTTCTTGGTCAAAATCCCAATCCATAGCAATTCTAAACATCTTCCCGAGATTGTAGGTCGGAGAACTATATTTAGGTTCAGCGATACGAATATAATCTACGTTTTCTATTTTCGCTAAGATTTCCAAATCATAACTCATCCCACAACCTCCTCAATCTCAATCCCTTCACAGTTGAACACCCATCCGAATCCAGCTTCTTCTAATTCTTTACGGGTGTGATGTGTTTGATATAAAATATGTTCGTCTTTGCTTGAAAATATCCAGTAGTTCTCGTTTCTGTGACGATTTAAAAAATTAAAATTAATCTCAACATCTTTCATCTTCACCAAATACCGCTTCTCTTCCTCGACATCGTAGCCGAAAATCCAAGCAAGTGCGAATATGTTTTTATTTTCGCCTAAATAAAACCACTTTGTAGTTTTTTTGTTTTTTGCAGAAACTACAAAGCACATCGAAGCCAGTAAGTCCCAACCTTTCAATCTACTTTCCTCGATATAATCCGCCACAAACTGCGGAACTTTGACTTTTTCTGGTTTGTTTAACTTCTCGTATTCTCGGATAAGGTTTTTTGCGCCTTGATAAGAGTAAATATGTCCAAGTTCACGCATTCTTTCGATTAATTCTGTTATTTGTTTTTCATTCATCTTCTAACTCCTCAACTTACCTTGTGGTTTTCCAGATTTCCAAATTCTTGGCCATGGTTTACAAAATATGAACCAATCAGGATAGCGTCAGCTTCATCGTCTTTAACGTTCAGGTCGAATTCATCAGACACCTTAGCAACTGCCTGCAGCTTCATCGACTTTTTACTTCGGTCCTTGTAACTAAACTTCCAGTACTTGCGCCAGGTCGACACGTTCACGAAGTACACATTGTCAGCAATCAGTCGGCCAAGGATGATACCTGTCACAATTCCGATGCTGATCATAGACTGCTGATTTGGTCCCATGACTGAATTCTTCTCGACCACAATCGATTCAAAATGGCAGTCGTACTTCTGGAGCGCTCTCGATTGAATCGCTCGCAATTCACTAGCCATGAAGCGCCCACGTTCAAAGAACGATTTGCTTTTATGCTTTAAGACACCACTCTGAACAAGGTAAGAGCCGTGAAATACGGCCCAGCCTGTCGCAGTAGTTGAAATGTCTAACGATAATGTCAGAGATTTCATTGCAGTTCTCCCTTGAATCCACAGAGATCAAATAGGTTTCGTTTATTACTCTCAATAAACTCAAAGAACTTCTGAAGTTCGGCCAAGTGACGCTTTTCTCTCTTGATTCCAAGGCTCGTATGATACTCTGTCGGCATTTTCGGTGTCACCTTAATATCTAACCAGTAGAGAGGTTCAAACACGTCGCCACTTGTATCAAGAGAAGCATCTGCATCTGTATTTCTAAAATGCATCTGCATATCATATTCAATTTTATTGGTGATCGTGATGGTCTTGTCCACGATTTCAAGTGTGATATCTGTTCCTGGTATGTCGATTTTGTTTAGCATTTATTTTTCTCCTTATGCGTGTTTTGTATTTTTGTTGATTTCTACCAGCCATTGTTCTGCAGTTTGCCGAATTTCTTCTGGAGCTGATAAATTGTGTTTCCCCCTAATTTGAGTGATTCGGTCATCCTTGTATTCCAAAGTGAAAAACGGCTTGTCTGGTTCATCTTTTGACCTAACGAATATGATTGTTGTTTTGCCGTTTGCATGATCTTGAGTGTATCTAGCGCTGCCAACACAATGTGACAGTGCCTTCCCTTCCAAAATCAATTCTCCGGAATTATATGCCGGTTTAAAGAGATACTGGCCTACTACTTTCTCGTATTTAGCCAAAGACTTCTGTCGCTTCTCAAACTTGCGCTGTTCAATCTCACTCTTGTGCTGAATGAGCAACTTAACTGCATTGTCATGCGCTTTGACTAAATCTTTCGGCATGATGAGATTGTCGGTATCAATGGGTATATCAAGCTCGTTCAACATGCTGATATAGTCTACATAGTAGTCAAAATTAACTTTGTTTTTTAAGAACCAATTCTGGAATCTGTTCATTTTGGCAGCTTTGGGGATTTTGTTGATGTCTTGATAAGTCAGGATTTTTTCAATACCAGGAACAAGCGTGCCACCTCTCAATTTGATGCGACGTTCTAGCTCATAATCTCTGAAGGACCTATCTGTATTTTTGAAAAATCGCTTATTTTCATGAAGCCATTTCTTTGTTACGACACGGCAATCAACCGCTTTTCTCACATGCCATCCATCATATTCAGTAACATCATAAGCGAGATCCGTAGCCATTCTCCAGGCATTTATTTTCTGAAGAAACTCGATTTCAGAGCGGTATTTATACATGTGTGGCAAATGATAGTAGCCCAACCCACGAGGAAATTCCAAGTACTTCAATTCGGAAATTTCTCGAATCTTATTCTCCCAATTGTTTTCAAAAAATATTGTTCCTGAATATGCTCCTTGGCCTGTGAAGTTAGGAGTAAGCCCAAGAACGTAGACTCCGCATCTTTCAGTCAGTTGTGTAACTTGATTGTCGCTCATCTGCTCAAAGTTTGTAAGTTGCCTCCTAATAGATTGCTTGCCGTTCGTGTATCGCGACCAGAATCCGTAAGATTGGATTTCAATCCGTTTGCACATCACAAGAATAATTGCGAAACTGTAGAATTTGTCGTAAAAGTCTAATCTGCTCGATTTTGTCAGACGTTTTTCGATAACTCTACAACCTGTCCGATCGCTCTGAATAGTTTGAGATTTGTTAGACCATTTGATGGTCGGGATCTGCGAATAGCACCAGTCGAAGAATTTTTGGGGCGGTTTCAAACGTCCATCAATAATTTTTTGATTTTTTGTCATGCTAATTCTCCGAATAAATCGAGCTGACCGTCAATAACATTTTTCTGTTTTTTAACTTTTTTAGATTTTGGTTTTTCAGGTTGTTGGCCGACTACTACAGTCGCATGGATTGCCTCAACTTTTTTGGTTTTACCAGTAAAGTACTTATAGACCCAACCGAATACGGTAGAGTCATCTACCATCGCACAAGTTCCTGACTTAAAGTTCTTAGCCTGGCTAGCGCAATAGTTCAAAGCTTCTCTAATAGATTTCTTATCACCCAAAACTCCTTCGAAAAGCTTTTCGTCTTCTTGATCACAAATCCAATTGTGTATTGCATCTTCAGCTGGTCCATGATCTCCTTTTAATTCCTCTAGCAATTTTGCCAGAGCCTTTTCTTTGATTTCATTCATGTCATTTCAAAAAAATGCGACTGCCTTTTTGTGGATTTGTGAAAAAAGGGGAGGAGGTCCGCCCACGCT